CCTTGTTACCAAAAAACTCTTGTAAGTTTTGTTGGTCCCAAGAATTCTTTTGCCAAAGTATATTTACTTTGTTTGGGTCAATTGGAACTTTACCAGGGATTGATGTACAGATTTGTACCTGATCTAGTAATTCTTTTGAAACATACTTATGGAGCATCTCCATTTGTATTTCAGTTGCACCACGAGGTTGCATTATTTTTTAGTTAATGCCCCCATAGAAACTTTAGTAACTTTAATTTCAAGGTCTTGTCTAAAGTCGTCCACAGTAGTATCAGTATTGGGATCAGCAACATCGTTATCAAAATCAGTTTTACTAGCATATACTTTGCCTGTTCTTTTGTGTTTAATAATTTCTTTTGCTGTGGCCGGTATTTTTGGTAAATCAGTCATATCTTTTTATAATACTTTTAAAGTTATTTGTCTAGCCTTTTCCTTGTCCTTTGTAACGCTTTAATCTTTTTTGACGCTTCTCACTTTTCGATAATGATTTCTTATGCTTTCGAGGACCTCTCTTTTTAGGCTTATCTCTTACTACAAAATCTTTAAATTTTTTAGCCATTTTCCTGTGATCTATCTATCAAGGCATAGCTTACAACACCAGTAATTTCATCTGCTGTATCTGCCTGAATTTTTAAAACATCATTCGCTTCTAAAGCAAGAGAATCACTTATCATATTTGCAAAACTTTTATTTAATTGTGCATGACTTATTTCAACATTTGATCCTCCAGATTTTTGTAAGAATACATCTACATCAACATTACTTGCATCTTGATGACTAGCTTGAAAATTTTTAACTATAATTGTTGCATCTGCTGGACACGTCAAAACAGTTGTAACGTTAGTTGTTGTTAAATCGTATGTATCGCTTTTGTATCTAATTGTCATGACATAAAAAAGTTAAATGTATCTTGTTCATTTTTTATTTCTTGTTGATAAGAAGTGTTTAACTTATCTTGCATCGTTCGTAAAGACTGTGTTACCTGTCTTTGGTTTTCTTCAGTATATACTGGTGTTGGTTCTGGTATTACTATATCTACTTTAGCCATTATCTCATTCCATCAGGTTGAATATCAGCTCTAAAGGTACCATATCTCCAATTTTCATCAGTTGAAGTATTAGCTATTTTTAAACTAGCTGCTCTACCTCTTGCTCTTGTGTCTACCTTATCTGTTGAACTTGTAACTGTAAAAGGTCCGAGAGGCGAGGATGTTGAAGCACTACTAGAATAGTTTCTTAAATTTATTGTTACTTCTGCATTACCTGTAATTAATTTAAAATCAGGAACAAATCTTCTCATGCTCATAAATACTTCACCGTCCCCTAAATTGAAATCACCTGATTCTATGAAAGCAGGTATAGCTGTTTTGTTACCTGCAGCATCTACTTGGTTGTTACCTGTTTCATGAGCGTAGTAAACAGTTGATCCATTTATGTTAGTTACTCCTTGAACTGTTGGAAAAGAAGGAAGGCCTGTCGAATTAAATTCTGTAGCATAAGGTACATCGTATAAATTAGCATCTACCCAAGTAGTTCTTGCAAGAGATCCTGTTGTCCAAGAACCTTCTTGATAATTAAAGGTCACACATCTATCTACAAAATCAGCTCCACTCTTAGGATAGAACCAAGTTATCTCTTCATACAAATGATTTAAACCTACAAAAACAGACTCACCGTTTTGATAATTAATTCCAAGGTTATCTCCTTTATTTGTAAATACAAAATCTTCTACTAAACAAGGTAATGATTTAACTGTACCATCGTAAACAAAAAAACCACCAGACTCACCCATCCAATAAACAGCACCATTAACATATTTAATTGAATGTTGTCCTATCGCTCCACAGTTTGATCCTACTTGTCTAATCGAGAAAGTAAAAGGGGGTCCTACAAATTGAATTACGTAAGCAGAGTTATCTGTTAAAACTAAAGTATAATCTTTTCCTTTTACAGCTCCAACAATCTTTGTTCCTGAATCAAGTCTAAAAGTACCTGCAGTATTAACTGAGGTTGGTGCATATTCACTAATATTTTCTTGATCAGAAAACCTAATAAACATTTTATCTTGTGTTCCAGGAGAACCTATAGTTGTTTCAGTTCCAAGCATTAATAAATGCCTATCTCTATCAGATACTAAAGACATAACCGATGCAGTTGGTGCATTTGATACTATAGTTGCTCTAGTATTTAACGCATTAGAGTTTGCAGTAATTGGATCCCATTCAAATGTTTCACCATTTTTAACTGTTGCAATTAATTTTTGACCAAAATTATCTAAAGACCAAGATGCAGGATCTATTGTTAGAGTTTGTGATAATGATGCATCTCCCCATCCCGTAAATACTTCTACACCTGAACCGTCTGCATGTGCAGATCTAGTGCCTGCAACATCTCTAGTAATTCCTGTTAAATCATTTGAGGATATACCAGTATAAGATATAAATTCTAATCCAACTTTTATTGTTCCGGTGGCCGGTAGTCCTGAAGTTGAGAATAAAGTAATTGATGTACCTACACCTCCTGTACCATTATTATCGTCTAATAATGCACCGTTAAGAGTTCCAAATACTTGTTGTCCCCCTCCCCACAATCCTGTTCCATAACCAAACCCATAAGTGAAACCCAAAGATCCTGGTTTAACATAAGGATTAACTGTAGCTGAACCACTTGCACTAACCGTAGTTGTTGCTGCGGTGGCCATTGTTATTGTAAAGCTATCACTGTCTGGAACAGTGACCACTTGAAAAGTGTTTGTTGTAAAATCTGTGTCTACGTATCCAGCTCCAACTGGAGGAGTAACGGATGTAAATGTAAATAGATCACCTGGCTCTAATGCATGAGCAGGTTTATTGACAGTAACCGTTGCTGATGTATTGGTTGTATCAAATGTACAACTTGTTAAAGCTGTTCCTAGTGGAGTAATATCAAAAAAAGCACCTTCATAATATACAGCTAAAAGTTTATTTGTGCCTATTGCAGCATATCTTCTTCCGTCTAAGTCAGCCCATACGAACTGATCTCTTGCAGCACCTACTAAAGTTTGATTAACTATTTCTTGCCAACCACCTATTTTTTCAGGTAATCCATATCTAAACCTAACAAAATCGCCATCGGTCCACTGACCTTCTGCGCCTGTTTCAGTTACTTGTTTGTTAAACCCTGGTGCTATCTGTACGTTTGTTAAAGCCATAAAAGCATTATACCTTATTATAATAGTTAGTAAAATAGCCTTAAAAACATTATACCTTATTATAACTTAATTCCGCTTAAAAATATAACTAAAGTCAATCTTTCTTCTTTATCTAAATCAGTAGCTCCATGATAAGTTTTTCCGTCATAGCATGCAAGAGTGTTAAAATTATTAGATATTTTTAATTCAGGCTTTTTGTTTTCATCATATAAAGAAGTCCCTATGTTCTCATTATTTACATTTGGATTTAAATAAACTATGCCAGCTAAATCACAGTTATCTTGATGTATTCTATTATTCACCTTCTCATTATTAAGCCAATCTTCATACCTAATTTTATGAAAACATATTAAGCTTTTATCAATTTTAAGCAATTCACATGTTTTACGATAATCTCCGAAATACAATTCAACTATATTTTGAATTATTGAAAAATGTAAACCTATATTAACGTTAAGTAAATTATCTGTTCTTGAGCCTGGCCAATTATCTTTATCAGTGGATTTATTCCATTTAAGTGTTTTAGAGTATTCAACTACATTTAAAGGGTTTTTAAACAAATTTTTTTTTATTATTGTGGGGTACACTATTTTACCTCCATAAAACTATCTGAACCTAGTTCTCCTATTTGTCCAATTGGACAAAAATTAAAAGCTAAAGAAATTCTTTCGGTTAGTTGCTCACTAGCTTTAATTTGGTGGTGAGTTTCTGATGGAAAAAATATTATTAAATTTTCACTCATATCAAAAGTATATTTATCAGAATTGTATATATTATTTTCAGAAGTGCTTAACTTCCAACTAGAGTTATTAGCATGGTTGTGAAAAATAATTTTAGCCTTTTTAGGTTCTGTTTTTAAATATAACACACCACTTAACATAGAGTTATTATGATTATGTATTAAAGAACTTTGATTGATATTTGTTTTTGTAATCCAAGATGTTGTCATCTTAAAATCATTATAGTTATATTTTAAAATTTTTTTTGTATATTTATTAAAAACAGTAAATATTTTTTCTTTTAATGTATAGAGTTCTTTTTTTTCTAATATAGATTTATTTAATGAAACTTTACATAGACTGTCTGTAGAACCTTCTTCCCAAATTTTTTTAAAAGATTCTTGTTCAAGAATTTTTAAAATTATATTATTATCTATGTCTAAATAATCAATATACACTACTTTTGAAAAAATAGGTATTATTTGAGGCTCAAACATTATTTTATGCCTACTCCTTCAATCCAATTATCAAAACTCATTAATCCCCAGTTTCCATACTCAAAAATTTCATCATTCCTAATAAACTTTTTTTCTTTTTGATTTAAACTTAAAATTTGGTTTTCAATCTGTTTAACAGAACTAGAGTTATTTTCTTTAGCTAGATCTTGCGCATATTTCCAAAAAGAAGTTTTAAATTTAGATCCTTTTATATAATGCCATAAAATAAAACCTTCTATTTTACTCATATGTTCTTTTATATTATTTTTACAATCTTCGGCTGTAGATAAATTATTAATTACATCAAAGTACCATCTGTTTGCCTTAATATATGAATCCATAGCACTAGCTTCTAAAGGTTCCAGAAAAAAAAGTTTATTTCCGTTTAAAAAAATTCTTTTGTCTATTACTGGTTCTTTAGCTAAATATTGGCTAAATTTAATTGAATGATTAATTTTTTCTACTTTAAATCGTTCTTTAAAATCATTTTCAGCTTCTTCTTTAGATGTAATATCTGAATTATATAAATAACCTACAGAGGTAGTATCTGGTAAAGGTATATAAAAAGTCCATCCGTGAGGCGTTGCTATACATCTTGTATATTTAACATCATGTTCTTTTTTAGGTAGATTTGCTAGTAGTGCAGCATTTAAAGGATTAACCAAAGTATCGTAATTTTCAAAACTTTTAGGGGTTCCTCTACAATCAATAATATAATCAGCATCTATTTGATCATAGTTTAAAATATTTTCAGGTGTTTCTTTAAAATTAACTTTAAGATTATTACAGACATATTCTTGGAAATCTTTTGGAGAACAATGAACACTATATTGTCCTAAAGGAAAAGGGTGAAAAAATTCATCTTTAATATTTCCCCAATTTTCATACATTATTCCTGTTTTTAAAGTCAAAGGAAGTTTTTTAACCCAATCAATTCCTAAAGTTTTCCAAAGTAAATTTGGATGCTCTAAAGTAGATCCTTGTCCCGTAGGAACAGGTTTTATTTCTGGGTCGTAGTATAGCTCAATTTCACGATCCGCATCCGCTGTATAATGATTAAAATGTAATGCACTTAAACAACCAGCATTACCTCTTCCGAGAATAGCAATTTTTTGTTTTCTTAATTCCATATAATTTTTATAGCTCTTTGTAAGTTATTTGTCTATTACCGTGAAATCCAACAGAAAGTATTATTCTAGGAGATAGTCCAATAACTTTGTGAGGTACACCCTTTGGTATATATATTAAATCACCTTTGTGTATTTCAAAATAATCTGTATTTTTTTCAAAAATTTTGTAGACTGTTATTCCATTTAACCCAATTATAAAAACATCTTCCTCATCTACATGGCTTATTCCAGCTGAACTCTTAAGACTAAAAAATATATCGCAGCCATCTCTCTTATCTAAACAATAATTAAAAACTTGAAATAAAAAACTTTGAATAAATTTAAAATCTGGAAATCTATCTTGTAAATTTGTTAATTGAACAACTGTTTTTAAAAATTCATTATTATTTTTTATAAAGACAGGTACTTCAGATTCTTCAATAAAAGAAGTTAATAAGTTAAAGTCATACTCCGTTTTTATTTTACAAAAATCTTTGACAAAAGTTATTTTATTTTTATTAATATTTTCTTTTTCTTTTGGGTTTAGAGATATATTTAGTAGCATACAATTTAAGTTTATAAATAATGAACAGCTAGAACAGTTTTAAAATTATTTTTTATGGGATTAATCTCTGTAAAAGTAGTGGGTGTATCTGTTAATATAGCTCTGTTTTCTACGCAAGGTATTTTTTCTAAACCCAGTATTTTAGTAAAACCATCGTTAGAATTTAAGTGTAATAAACAACTTTTATAGTTTTTATTTTTTAAAAATTCAGATTCTTCCAAATGTTCTTTTACTTCATTATGTTTGTCATAAACAGTAATACTGGACTCTAAAACAATTTCTGCTTTTAATTTTTTCAACACACTACTTAAAACTTTATCTATAAAATAACTTCTATTTTCTCCTTGTTTATCTACTAAACAATGACTTAAAATAAAAGGGTTCATTTTTTTAATTGACCATAAAAAATCTTTTGAAGATACCACTTTCTGTATTTCAGAAAATTCTACGTTATCTAAATAATTATTTTCTACTTGAATCATATTTTTATTTTCCTTCAACTTTTGAATCAGACTCTGTTGGTAAATTAGATACCTCCTTTGAAAAATTTAAATTCCAATCAGTCACCATTCTAACTAAAACATTTCCAAAATGTCTTAATGAAACAGGAGTTAATATTAATTTTTTATTTTTTTTAATAATATTAATTTCCTCTTTTGAAAAAATAATCTCTCCAGAACCGTCTTTATTTTGTTTAAAATTCATATAATTTATTTTGTTGTACCAAAAAGTTTTCTTTTATCTATGTAATATTCTTTGTATTTACCGTCAGCTTTTACATAATGTAAAAATATTTGAGAATGCCAGTCTCCTTGAAACTCTTCCCTCCAATGAGGAACTTCTGTGCCTTTATATAGTACAGCATCTCCTTCTTCTAATAACACTTTTTCTTCACCCATAAATATAGGCCATGGAGTTCCGTCACTTCCTACTTGTATGGTTACTGATATTTCGCAAGAAGGTCTATCCACATGTTTTTTTAGATAAGCAAATTTTGTATAAACACGTCCATAAGAATAACTTGGTAATAATTTAAAACCAGTGTTTTCACTTACACAAGAAATATTTTTTATAAGTAAGGCATCTGTAGCAGCTGTTCCATAAAAACAAGTATCTTTATTAGGTTGGTTCCTGTCTGGATCAAAGTTATTTAAATTTTTTCTATGTATTATATCAGACCATATCTTAAACAAACTGACTTCTTCTTTACTTAAAAAATTTTTAATTATTTTAAATCTATCCATTATAAAGCCCACGATACTACTGAATACCTCACTCCTTTTGTAACAGGTGTTACGCAATGAGGATATAAAAAATTACTTGGCCAAATTATTAAAGTATTTTTTTTAGTTTTAATTTTAAATTGTTTAGATCCAAAATTTGTTTTAAATAATAAATCTCCTCCCTCATAATCATCATTTAAAATGAAAATAAGACTTAAAGTTCTTGGTGTACTAGGTCCATGATCAACATGAAAATCGTAATGACCTCCTACATCATATTTTAAAACCTGTATGTCGTTTATAAATACATTTAAATCTCCTTTAAAAACAGAAAAGTATTCTCCTATTTTTTGTGAAAACATATGTATTAAATAATTACACCAATGTACTGAAGTAAGACTTTTTTCATTTATTGAATTAGTTAAACTCCATGTTTTTGTTTTTCTAATTTTTAAATTTACTTTTTCTTTTGAATTATTTACAATAGCTGCGTCTTTAAAATTTTGATTAATTTTACAAACTTTTAAAAAATTATTTAAAGTTTCCTCGTCTAAAACGTTTTCATAAACTTTAATGTAGTTAATTAAATTATCTTCCATTATTTCCAACTTTTTTTATTCCAAAATTTATTTTTATAGTTATGTACTAAATTAAGATTATAGAAATATCTTGTTTTATTCATTTTTTTTAAATCTACTTCTCCAATTTTTAATTTCCAAGAATCTCTTTTAAAGGGAATAACTTGAACATATGGGGTTCCTTTTTTCAACAAAGTTTTTAAAATTGGATACTTATCTCCATTTACGATTATCGGAAAATTTATATACATATCAAAAGTATCTGTATCTACAACCCCTGGAATAATAGAAAATCTATCATCTGTATTATTCATATGAGGTAAAAATAAACAAGAGTAACCAGGTGGAGTTTTAATTAACCATGGGTTTAATATTTTATGAAAAGGTAAACTTTTATTTTTATTAACAAAAGGACATTTTTTACTTAATTGATCAACAGGGTGGATTTGTGGATTATTTTCCTGATTTATATTAACATAAAAAGGTTCATTAGAATTAGGCATTGCGGAAGACATTATTGTACCTCTCTCATTGTTTTCTAAAATATTATGGCCTAAAAAAATATCTGTAGGTATTTTTAATAAATAACCGCTAGTTAAAGTATCTAAAAAAGGCATACATCCTTTTATAGTTTTACTATCCGCAGAGTGCTCTAGTTTTTTATACCATTCTGGTATATTTAATTTACAGGGTTCTGGAAAAAGACTTGTCTCTTTTAAATATTCTTTTTCTGTGGAAAATTTGATTATTTTATCAAACATTTAAATTAGTTTTTAAACTAATTTAAGGAAGTTGTAAAGGATGATAAAAAGGTATTGAATTACGATCACAATATTCTTCCCAAGATATATCTGTCAAAGGATAAGTAAGACTACTTGCATCAAAACTATCTAAATAGTTTTTATAAGATACATAGTCTGAATAGTTTGGGTGATCACTACAATGTTCAATTATAGGAGATAAAGCTTGTTTAACTGTATTTATTTCATTTTCTAACTGAGTTTGAGTTTTTATATTTAAACTACCATCTTCACCTGGTTTTACAGGTAAAGAACTTTTTAATGCAACAGTAGGCACATTGTCTACCATTCTAGCTTCGCCTAAAGATAATCTTACATTGTTAAAATCTTCTGTTGATACAGTTCTTATATCATAAACAGAGTCAGTAATGTTTAATTTGTTTTTTTCAACATCATCTGCTGCTATTTTTGTTATAAATCCTTCAGTATTAAAAATAAAATAAGCCATAATTATAATCCGTTATCGTAAAAAACTAAGCCACCTGGAGTTCCAGAACTTCCACTAGCACTAGGAGAATTACCGCCACTGCCACCTGAACCAAGTGAGGTTACAAATAAAATTGATTTAGTTTGTGATCTAGTTGCTCCAGGAGCACTTCCAGCATTTCCAGGGTTTCCGGGTTGTGGGTTACCAGAACCAAATCCACCGTTACCACCATTACCAGCGTTTACAGTCAATAAACTTCCGACATTAGTTGCACCACCAGCATTACCTGGTGAACCATTTCCACCAGTACCACCACCATTACCTTGACCGCCAATTGAAACTGCATAATTACTACCACCTGAAACAGAACCTTGATAATAACCAAAACCTCCTGCACCTCCTGAACCACCAGATCTACTCCAAGATTGTCCCCAACCTCCGCCTCCGCCGCCTCCGGCCCAAGCAAAAGCTGTAAACTTACTTACATCCGCAGGAGGACTGTATGTACTTGATGCAGGTCCTTGTTGAAAATATAGATTCTGCATATTTCCACCACCTGCTGATCCATTAGATGCTGCAGTGATTCTTCCTTGTGCGTCAACTGTAACCGTAGCTAAAGTATATTCAGCTGGAGTTACAGCAGTGTTAGCTAATTTATCAGCGGTTACAGCATCATTTGCTATCTGCGTAGTATCGACTTCGTTCGCATCAATAGCGCCATTATCTATTACTGTATTTCCATTTGAAACAATACCCATAGTGTCTCCTTAAATTTTTTCTAGTTTCAATCTAAATTTTTCATTAGATTTATTGTTAATTAAGTATATATCTTCAGCACCCTCTTGTAAAGTCCAGCTACCTTTAGAACCGTCAACAATATTACCTTCTTTTTTATGCTCGTTATTTAAGTGTAAATCTCCTGTATATATGTTTCTCCATACATTTCCTGAAGCTCCTAAATCATAAGTATCATTAGCACCGGGCTCAATATTACCTGAAGCGGTAACAGCCCCTGAAGTAATAGAACCTGTAGTTAAATCACTAAAAAGTAGTCCCTGTTCCAGAAACAGTTTTAAACTCTACTGTAAATGCTCCTGTCGTGTTATTTATAATTGTATATGTTTTTTCTATACCGTCTGGAATAGTTACATCAATATTTGCTGTAATTGTTCCTGTTAATTGTATTACTGCATTTCTTGCATTTGATAATGTAGCATCTGACATCACTAAAGTTGTAGTTCCTGTTCCATTGACAGTTACTGCTTGATATCCAGCTATAGCCTGTTGTACTAAATTTAAATTTGTATTAGTTTTATCTCCCCAAGTACCAGCGTTCTCGCCAGTGACCATTAGTTCTATTCCAAGATCAGTATATGTTGATGACATGTCGCTATTATATCCTCTCTATGCTGCTTTATCAACCACAGTCCAAACATTAGACACTCCAGTATCTATTTCTGCCCATGCTGTAACATTTGCATTTCCAGCACTAGATTGTAACTCAATTCCAGTAACATCTATATCAGCGTTGGCTGTTATTGTAATAGATCCTATAGAAGTGGACATTTGAATGCCTGTAACCTCAGCTACAGCTACAGCATCTACTGTTCCAATTGAACTTGTTAATTGAATACCTGTTAATTCAACGTTAGCGTCTGCTGTAGGAGTTTCTTCTCCCATAGACATTGTTAACTCTTGACCAGTAACTTCAACAGTCACATCTGTAAATGCAAACTCATCCCCTAATGTTAAAGTTAATTGCTGTCCTGTAACAGCAACACTACCATTAATTGTGAAAGACACATCACCAACAGAACCTGTTAATTGTACTCCTGATACAGAAACATCAGCATTTGCAGTTGTAGTTACTGAACCAATCGATGTAATTATATCGTGCTCTGTAACTATAACGCTTACATTACCATCAGCAGAAACAGAATAAGTTCCTAATGAAATGTTTGCTTGAGATCCTGTTACATCTATATCCGCAGTTATTTCAAATGTTATATCATTAGTTGAAAGTGTTAGCTCTGATCCTGTTACAGAAATATTAGCATCTGCTGTAACAATTTCCTCTCCAATAGATGTTTGTAATAAGAAACTTGGAAGAGTTCCAGCACCTGTTGTCGTAAACACTTCAACAGAAGGTATGAAGAAAGTAGCAGGACTTTGAGAAGCAAAAGGAGCTTCTCCAAAAGCAGTTAATGTGTCTTGTGTAGTTTCTTTATTAGATATAGATAATTCAAGACCTGTAATAGGCACACCTACATTTATGTCTTCTTCACCTATTGATGTAGTTAATTGAGATCCAGTTGTAGAAACTAAAACAGAAGAACCTGCAACAGCTCCTCCATCGCTCATAGTTGCTTGAATACCTGTAACATTTACATTAGCATCACCAACATTGGACTCTTCACCCATTGATCCTGTAAGAACATTACCTTGAGGATAAGCAATGGCGTTATTATCT